AGATCGGCGTTGGTATATTGCACCCCGGTCTGCGACTTCTGCGTCCCGACGATGCCCTGAATCGGCTTGTTGAGCGTCGACTGGTTCGGTCCCAGATTGCCGAGCACCCCGACGACAAAGCCTTGCGGCGACACAAAACGATACAAATTGTTGATGGTGTCGTTGATCTGCGGCCAGTCGCCCAGCATCAGCTTCATCGCGTAGCTGTCGACGCCGGCCGTGGTGATCGCGCTCTGGGCATTGGCGATGGTGTCGCCCGACGGCGTGGTTCCGATCATGTAGGTGCCCTCGCCCAGCCCATAGGCGATCTGCGTGGTCCAGGTGGTCGACAGGTCGCCGTCCGACAGCATTCCGATCGAGCAGCCCAGCCCGCGCAGCGCGTACATGCCAGAGCGCGGCAGACTGTCCACACCGACCAGCGTATTCCCAGTGACACCGCTGGCGCCGTCGGTTCCGCCTGCCAGCGTCAAGGTCGCGGCGGTTGGAGCCGTAGTACCGGTGCCGTTGGTCGCAATGAAATTCGCGGACGGCCCGCGCTGCACGCCCTGCCCGGCATTGATTGCCGCCGCGATGTTGGGCCAATAGGCGATGGTCGCGACATAGGCGCCGGCGGTTCCGCCGCCGCCGGTCAGGGTCACGGTCGGCGCCGCGGTGTAGCCGGAGCCCGGATTGACGTTGACCGCAGCGCCGATGCACCAGGTCAGGTTGACGGTTGCGCCGGTACCAGCACCGGAGGATGACACCTGCGCCACCGGATTGGCCGGGATCGCGCCCGACGTCAGCGATCCGGCATTGGTGCCGCTGGTGCCCTGCGGCGAGAACGTCAGGATCGCGCCGGAATTGATGGTCAAGACCTTGACGATGACGCCATTCGCCAGCGTGATGGTGTCGCCAATCACATAGCCCGCACCGCCGGCGCCGATCGTCGGCGTGCCATAGGTCACCAGCGAAGCGCCCGCGGTCGCCTGCACCCCGCCTGCGAGCTGCGGCGCGCCGATCGCAAGCGCCGGCACGCTGGTGTATAGCGTCCCTGCGGTGACCGCGAGGCCCTGCACGCCCTGCAGGATGTTGTCGAAGATTTCCGGCAGCACGCCGGGCGTCAACAGCGTCACGCGCTGCGACGACGCGGCGGATCCTGCCGAGAACGTGACTTGCTGGGTGTTGCCGAGCGAGCCCGTGTATTTCGAGGTCAGGGTCAGGCAATTGGTCTGCACGGTAACGGCCGCCGCGGTATCGGTGCCGTCGGTGACGCGCACGCCCTGAAACACCACCTGGTTGCCCTGCTGATAGGCGTTCCAGACATGCGTGCCCATGTCGTATTTGCGCGGCGCCATGTTGCCGAACTGTGCAGCGAAATTGGCATAGGAGCCGATCAGCGTCGGCGCGTTGACGGGGCCCCACGACGCCGAGCCGACGATGCCCGCGACATTGGTCGGGACGCCGTTGATCAGCAGCTGCGGCGGGATGATCTGGATGTAGACTCCCGCAACTGTCAGCGCAGCGATATTGATCTGACCGGACTGCACGATCTGAGCCATTGAGACGTCTCCAAAAGATAGCGTGCGCCAATTGGCGCAGGCACGGTCGAACGGGAGTGAACTGGATTAATTCGAGGGCTTGCGCCGGATCTGATACGCCATGCGCCCTTTGATCAGCGCGTGATGCGAATTCTCTTCAAGGTCAAAACGCAGCTCGAAACCATGCGCCGCTGGGCCGTCGAAGATTTGCGGGCAATGCCGCTTCACGACATCCGCCAGCGTCTCGCCGGCAAAGAACGGCTTGCCCGACAGCGACGTCGCCAGCATCACGTCGACGTCGCGCTTCACTTCGGCCGGGCAATCCGGATGGACGCGCCTGGCCTTGTCGGAACGCGGCAGCATTACTGCGCGGGCTCAGCGGCTTTGTCGGCGGCGGCCTTGTCCGCGATGGCCTTCGCGGCTTCCGCCTGCGCCGATTTCACCTCGTTGCTCATGCCGACGAGAAAGCTCGCGATGTTCTTGCACACCGCAGCGTCGCCGCGCAGCGTCAGGCCCGCGATGCACTGGTCGAACACCGAAGGCAGTTGGATGATCGCGCCTTGGGTACCGTCGGCGAGCTTCACCGAAACGTCGGCGGCCTGCACGGGGCCCGCGATCAAAGCCGCGGTCAGCACGGCGATGGCCATTCTCGTCGTTCTATTAATGCTCGGCATCGCGTGCTTCTCGCATTTGCTTGAGGATATATTCGGCTAAGCCGACTTCACTCGTCTGATGGATCGTCACCCACGTCATGTCGATGGTGAGAACTTTATCGTCCATCACGACGCCAAACTTGACGCTTGCCCGATTGCGTGCCGCCGCCAGCTTGCCGCCGCGATCTTCGGTCGGATTCTCTCCGCGTTCGATCGCCTTGACCATCTTCGCGATATGATCGGCTTGAGCCTTCAGGACGCGGAGCGGAGAGTGAGCCGTGGTCATTTCGGCTTTCTAAAGCCGGCCGCCTTCGCTTGCGCGCGTTCGAGGTGACTAGTTGGCACGAACAAGGGCGGATGGCGGGAAGCCTCAAGCCGGAGTCTCGTTTCGCGTTCCTGCCGATTGTGTTCGTTCAGCGTTTCGGGCTGTGGGAAGCAATCATCGCACGCCGGACACATGCAGCCGTCGCATTCGATGCGCTCACTCATGTCCCGACCTTCGGCCCCTCAGAACCGTCCATCTCGTACCAGGTGAACTCGCCGCCTTCCCCGACGGGAAAATGTCCGCGACAGGTCGTACAGAACGTGCCGCCGTAGAAGTACGGATCACGCGCATAGGTCGCGGCGATATCGCGGCTCATGGTTGTGATCGCGCCGCACTTCAAATGCCGGTAGGCATCGCGGAACGGGCGAACAAAACCTTTGCCGCGTTCGGCATCCGATAGAACGACGTAGCCCTTTTGCTGGCCGCTCGCGGGGTTGATCTCGCGATGGTCCTCGGTCACAGCGCCCCCGCCCGATAGCTGGCGTGCGGAGCGGTCTACCGGGATGGCCGCAGCGGCTTCGCGCTTGGCGTGTTCCAGTTTCGCACGCGCCGCCACGACCGCTTTATCGTTTTCGCGTGCGGCAGTCTCGGCCTGAGTTTGCAGCAGGATTGCGCGGTCGTAATCCCATTGCGCGCGCTCCAGCTTGGTTGTGGATTGCTCTGGTAATGCGTCGCCGTGGCCCATTTGTTTTTTCTCGTCTCTATCAACGGCGCCGGAAACGCCCGGATCGATGCGATTGAGCTCGTTACTTCGCGGCGGCGGGCAGATCAGCCATGGTGAGTGTCTTCGAACCGCTCTCGCCGCCGTTCGTCAGCACCGGCATGTCTACCGGCTTCGCATCGGCAACCACCTTGACGACGTGCACGCTGTGCTCGCCGCCGAGAATCCGCGCCACTTCCGCCTCGTCGTCGATATGGTCGCCGCGCTTGTAGGAACCGAAGTCGCGCACGGCAGTCAGGTGATGATCCATGATGACCCTCTCAGGAATAGACGGGTTGCCCGGCATTGACGCCAACACCAATTGCGCCGGTCTCCGGCGCGCTGGTAATCGTCGCGGTGCCGTATTCGACGCTGTAGACGAGATCGCGGCGGTAGATCTGGACCTTCTGGCCTTCGTCCGAGACGCGGCTCGATGCGTAGCGCAGGCGCCCGACACTGCCGTCCGCCAGGGTGATGAAATCGAGTTCGGACAGTGCCACGTCGATCGCGGGCGCCAGGATGTCGCGCATCGCAGGCGTCGGACACCAGCAGGTGATCCAGTAGGTCTTTTCCTGCCGCTTTTGCTCGACATAGACTTGCCCGACGCCGGCGATCCGCGCCTGCAGGATTCCTGTCTTGCCGACCGTGGTGATCACCGCGCCCGTTGCGCTGGTGCCGGGAAACTGTGCCGCGATCAGCGCCGCCAGCGCGGCCGCGATGCTGGGAAGCGTATCGTTGGCCTGCACCTGGTAGGAGAATGCAAAATCGTTTCCGCACAGCGCGATGACGTTCTGCGGGACCGCGACGCTGCCGCCGATCGTGATGGTGGCGCCGTTGACCACGGCTGTGAGGGTATGGACCGGCGCGGCGATGATCTGTTCGTCGCGCGGCCAGCGCGTGGTGTTGCGCTCCATGCCTTCGGGCGGGAAGATCGAGACGTTGGCGATGCCGGCCGCCAGGTCCGCATCGAGATTGTCGGACACCGGCCAGCCGCGGAAGATCTTGACGCCGGCGTTGACGATCGACGGCTGTGAGGTGCCGTTCGGATAGATCGCCGCCGCCGCCAGCGCGACCAGCGTATTTTCTACATCACTGGTATCGGCCATCGTTACCCACCAGCCGATGTCCCGCCGTCAGTTTTTGAATAGCTGCGGCCCATCGTGAAGTTGTTGCAGAACCTGATCTGATGGTTCTGGAATTCCCAACACTCGCCGACGTCACCCGTGATGCCGGGGCCGTCCAGCGCCACTACCCAATGCAGATGGTGTTCCGGCCCGTAGTCGATCAGAAAATGCGCGAGGCCTGGGCCCTTCGGGGTCAGAAGCGGCAGTGGCGGGTTAAGCTGTTTGATCATGCCGCCGCAGTCATACCCGTTATGCAACCGCCAGCCGCGCGCCGATGCGCCAGCCCAGCGCTGACAATTCGGATCCCGCCTCGATGTAGCGGCGCACCGGATTATTGTCGTCGTCGATAAAATCGCCGCTGCGGATATCCACGCCGGCGGTCGCCGGCAGAAGGATCTCGAACATCGGGCTCGGCATATCCATCGGCAATCCCGCCTCCGGCATCCGGGCCTTGTTGCTCATGACGAGGCTTGCAGGCCAGCCCGTCATGACCGGCACCTGGTTCTGCGCCGTCGCCCCGCTATAGGGATTTTGCCCCACGGTAGACACAGCCTGCGTTCGCGACACATTCAAGACGTGGCTGCATTTCACGCAAAGTATCGGCAGTTCATCCTGCTGCGCAGCAATGAAATATGTGCCATGGCTCGCGTTGACGAGATAATCGCCGACCTTTGTCGTGGTGCCGTCGAATAGACCGAGCCAAAGCACCTCTTGATGCTTGCCGGGCTTTTCGAAGTTGAACTTGCCACCATTGACCGTGAACGAGGCCTTCAGCGGCGAGCCTATGATATTACCAGGCGCGATCGGGTTTGACGCCGACGACGGCCGATAGAGCGTAAACGGGTAGCCGACATATTGCGCGGCTTTTCCGTAGCCGTAATAGATCCGCGACTGCAGCGTTGCGGCATCCATTTAGACCACAAGCCTCATGCCGGATCCGCCTTGCAGGCCCTCGCCGGGCGGCACGCCGATAAAATCGCACAGCTTGCGCCGCCAGTTCGCGAACAATGCATCGCGGTCGCGCAGTTCGTTCTGGTTGTGCTCCCACACCGCGGCCTTCGCGGTGTCGAGATTGGCGCTGGTGCCGACGATCGCGGTCTCCAGCGAATAGAGATTGGCGAGATAGATCGTGGTGATGACGGTCTCTTCCTCCGGCGCGAAATTGTTGAGGCGGAATTCCATCAAGCCGTAGGCCTGGAAAAACCGCCAACCCTGAAAGCCGGCCTGCCCGACGCCGTAGGCCATGTAGCCGCAGAAGCGCCGGATATCGACCTTTTGGGCGTTGGTGAAGGACATGGATCACGATCCCGCTGCGACAGAGTGGGGATGCATCAGTCTTGATACCAGGTCGCGCACAATTGAAGGTCGGATGCGCTGGTAAATGTCGGGGTGCCCGGCGTGGTGATCACGGCATAGGCCGAGGATCCGGCATTGTTGACCGCGCGCGCGATCGCGTCCGCACCGTAGACCGTATGGGTGCCGAGCCCGCTAAAATTGGTGGTGAGCTTGATCGGCGGCAACACCAGGCCGACATCGGCGGCGGCGATTGCCGGCGCCGCCTTGTCGGGGAATTCTGTCGACGGCGCCGAGGGCAACGCCGACAAGAACGAGATGTCGAATTCCGCGCTCTGCACGCTTTTGGTGGTCATGCGGATCGACTGGAGGCTACCGCTGTTGGCACTGAGCATCGCGTTCGCAAACGTGATCAGGCCGCCGACGACGTTGCCGGCGCTATAGGCCGATCCCGATGTCACGACAGGCGTGACGCAAACTTCCTTTGTCACGCCGCCGACCCGGCCCATATAGTTCGGCGGCGGCTGCTGGGCCTGCGCCGCGCCTGCGATCAGCGTGGCGCAAGCGGCGAGAACTTTGAGAGCCGATTTCATGCGTCCAACCTTTCGACGGGCGCGCCGCGTGCGACCAGGTCTTCGATTTCGTTGCGATCATGTACGATCGCGCCTTCAGTCCAGTTTCGAAACAGCCCGTCCTCGCCGAAATACGAATAGGTCGCTTGCATCAGCAAACGCGGCGGCATCGGATCGGAAATCGCAAGGTCGTCTATTGGCGCTGACAGCAGATCGTCCGCCATCATCTCGAAGGCGAGCAATATCTCGCTTGAAGCAACTGCATCTGACGCGACTGGCGGCGGCGCGGATAACACCTGTCGCCGCCTATGTTCGCGGCCCATGATGCGCTACGGGACGAGCGGTATGGTGTGCCAGGCGCCGGGAACCGTGGTGACGAACACGGCGGTCTTGCCCGCTGCCAGCGCGAAAGCGGTGTTGGCCGATAGCGCGTTGATGGTGCTTCCGATATCCGGAAACACGTTCATGCTGGTGGCGCTGGCGTTGATGACGGTGATGTTCATGCCGCCAACGCCGGGCGGCAGGATGGCGGAATCGCCCGCGGTCGCCACAATCGTAAACCGGCTCAGCATGGTGGTGATCAGCAGCGCCGAGCCCTGGCCGCCGCCGGCATGCGCAGTCAGGCCGTCGATATAGCTCTGGGTTTCAAACGCACCGGCAAAGCCGGTACCGAGCCCGTTGGCATACCATTTGCCGGTGATGGTGCAGACATAGAACACCACGCTGTTGACCATCTGGCTGACGCCGGTGGCCGCGAGCTGGTCGTCGATCACATCGGCACCGTTGCCGAACACCTGCATCGGTTTGGCGCCGTGGTTGATCACCATCAGCGTCAGGCCCTGCGTCGCGGGCGGAAGCATCACGCTATCGCCCGCGCTTGCCACCGTGGTGACGCGCGCGATCTCGGTCGTGATCGGCGTCGCGCCAGCCTGGCCGCCGCCCGCGAACGCGGCGAGGCCGTCGGTAAAGGATTCGAACACGAATCCGGTCACCGTCACGTTCTTCTCGTTCGCAGTTTTGCCCTGCGAGTCGGCTGTCTGCGGGGTGACGTCCATCGACGCGCGCTCCTGCGTTGGTCGCGATTAAAAAAGGGAACGGCGAACGGTTACGTCCGCCGCTGATTTTACGCCGAGAGCAACACGTCCCAGGTGCCGGCCACAAAACACACGAACATCGCGGTTTTGCCGGCCGCCAGCGCGAACGCGGTCTGCACCGCCAGCGCGTTGATGACGTCGGTGCTGCCATTCGGGAACACGTTCATACTGTTGGCACCGGCATTCTTGACGACGTAACTGAGCCCGGCCGCGGCCGGCGGCAACACCGAGCTGTCGTTGGCGCTGGCGACGGTCGTGAAACGGGTGAAGGTCGAACCGCCGATCAGGGTTGCGCCGGGTTGGGAACCGCCGGCGAGGGCCTTAAGGCCATTTTGATACGATGCGTCCATGGGGATCGCTCCTTGTGTGCAAACAATTTCGGGGGATAGGCGAACGAGGACGGCCCCGTGAGGCCGCCCTTGGCTTCAGCCGATGTGTTCGATCACGACCGCACGCTTCCAGTAGGCAGCGCTGGCGGTCGGCACGATCGAGGCATTGACCGTGAAGTCGGTCGGGGCCACGAAATCGCCGATCCAGTACCAGGACTGGGCGATGATCTGCTGCAGCCGGTCGAGCGGTTCGCGGGTGACCTGGGCAACGCCGTCCACCATGTCGATGATGGAATCGTTCGGGGCGGTATCTTCCGCGCCCATGCCCTCGAAATCGCCTTCGATCAGCGCACCTTCGCCGCAGATGATGGGGCGACGGATGTTGAGCGTGGCATTGACCGGATGCACCTGCACCGGCGCTTCCGTGGTTGGAATGAAGCGCAGGTCCAACAGCTCGATCACGCGGCCCATGCGGAATTCGGAGGCAGCACTTTGACCCTGGAACAATTGCTTGAAGTCGGGATCGGCGAACAACTGCCGCGACGACACCGGGTCCAGATGGCAATTGTAGAAGCCGTCGATCGCCGGCACCGCGTTGCGGCGGAGCAGCGCGACCGAGTCGAGTGCGATCGACATGGTGAACAGATCACCGGCAACCAGACCGGCGCTGGTGCCGCGCGTGTTCGGACGAAGCACGCTGGCGGCGTTCGCCATCGTCACCGCGTTGAGCGCGGTGCCGTCCGCGACACTGACGTTGCCGGAGAAGGTCAGCGTGCCGGAACGCCCCGGTGCCAGGCCGGATTGCGGCTGGGCCGGCAGCGCATTGCCGAACGGCGCGGTCGCGGTCGAGACGTTGGCCGCATCCGCCGCGGTGCCGGTCAGGGTGTAGATGTTGGAGCCGACGGTGACCTGCAGGGTGTTGGTGGCGGACACCGGCGTTACGACGCCGTTGACCAGCGCGTTCTCGAAGCCGTTGATGTCGTCAACGCTGATGGTTGCCGCCGGCGCGCCCAGCGTGGTGCGCACGCGGGTATTGCCGCCCATGTAGCCGGCAAACACCCGGTTGCGCGCGATGCGGTCGAGCGACTGCCCGGCCTGGATCGCGTTGACCTGGCTGTTGTGCAGGAACTGCTCGACGATACCGACCCGGTTGGTCACCGTGTTGAGATCGATGGTGTCGCCGTATTGTGCCAGCGTGAGCTTGAATTGCTCGACGGTGAACGTCGAGGGCGACAGGCCGTTGTCGAAGTTGGTGTTGCCCGACGTCACCATCGGGTTGATCACCGGCGCCTTGAGACCTGGACGGGTCTTGGTCAGGGTTTCACCGATATTGGTGCGGAAATTTTCGCGCTTGGCGGCGCGGCGATAGCCGAGTGCCGAGGACAGATATTTTTCGAAGGTCTGCTCGAGAAAGCCCTGCTGGATGATCGGCTGCAGGGAAGCCGGGAAATTTTGAATACCCACGGTCGGGCTCCTTTGAAGTTGGAGAGCCCGGTGGTCGTCAAGACCCCGTCAGGCGGATGATGATGATGATGATCAGGTGCGCTGTCGCGCGATGGCAGGAAACAGCCCTTGCGGGCGACTACGTCAGCGCGTCGTGCGCTCTAACCGAATTTCTTCTTGTGGTCCTTGAGGAACGCCTTGCGCTCGTCTTCCGACATGTCCTTGGCCTTTTTCGGCTGGCCATCGCCCGGCGGTGGTGGCGGCGCCGGGTTACTTGAACCGGTAGGGGGTTTGCCGAACAAATATGGCTTGGCTTCCTTCAGCGCTGCCATCAGTTCTTCGGCACCCTTGACCGTACCGTCATCTTCGAGCGTAATCTTGCTCACATCGGCAAGTTTCAGCCCATCGAGATCGACCATGCCGGCCTTGATGGCAAACACGCGCAGTTCGGAGTGAATGATCCGATCGTTGGCAGACTTCTCGGCCTTGCTTAGCTTCTCTTTAGCCTCTGTTTCCGCCAAGGCGATCTTCGCCGCAGCGTCTTCTTCGGCTTTCTTGGCGCGCGCATCGGCATCGGCCGCCTTGCGCTGTGCCTCGGTCGCCTTCAACCGAGTACCCTTGTTTTCCTCCCGCAACTCCTGGACGTACTCGCGAGAGAATGTTTCCGGCTCCTTGACCGGAGGCGGCGGAGGCGGAGTCGGCGGAGCACCATCGCCTTCAGGCGAAAAAGCAGCAAACGTCGCAAAAATCGTTAAACCGCGGGGAGCGCTGCGAAGGTACATTCGGCATCAGCCTTTTCGAGTTAGAAGCCCGCATCGGCGGGCGAAACGAGCAAGAAAACGAACCAGATCAGACTTCCGTCTTGACCTGGCCTTTTGGCGCGGGAACGAGCGCCACCTCGGCCGTTTGATCGGCTTCGATCCTTGCGAGCTCTGCCTTGACATCCTCGACGTCGTAATCGGCGGCGATCGTCTTGACCGCCGTCTCGCGCGACATGTGACCGGCGTTCTTGTGCGTCGACAGCGTGGTCGCGATATCGCGCCGGTCGGTCGAGGTCGGATGGTACCATGCGGGCCAGCGCAGCGTGACCTCGCAAGATTCAGGAATCTTGGGAAACTGCTTGCCCTTGACGGTCAAGGGATATTTCTGATGCGCCGCGATGACCATCTTGAGCAGCGAGAGCAACGCACCCTCGCCATAGGACACCCGTAGCTTGTCGGCGAGCCAGATCAGTGCCTGGTTCATCAATTCCATGGCGCGGCCGGATGTGGCGGCGCTGAGCTTCTGCGGATCGGTGCGGTTGCCGTGCACGCTTTCGAGGCCGAGTTCGCGCAGCGCCCGCACGTAATCCAGCACCACGGTAAACGCCGATCCGCCGATCTCCAGCAGCCGCGCGTCGCCCTTTTCGCCGACGAGCATCGCGTTCGCGGGCGAGCGCACGAAACCTTCCGCTGTCGCCGCGGGCTCCTTGATCATCAGCAGCGGGTCCATGGAATATTTCAGACCGCGCCCCGCCTGGCTCAGTTGATAGTCGATCTCGATCATGGCATCGATCGCACCGGCAAACGTACAGGCGCCGTCGATATCCGAAAACCGTAGTCTTGATCCGTTCTGCTGCATCTCCAGCAGCTTCAGGTCACCGGGAAGATTGCGGATCCACAGCCACGGCACGAAGCCCAGGCTGTGGGTGACGGTGCGCGCGGTATCGATCTGATCGGGCTTGGCCTCGGTATCCTTCAGTTTCCATGGCAGGAACCAGGTTTCCGCCAAACTGTCCCACTCCCGCGCAAACCAGAACCACGCCGGCAGATCGCTGTCTTCGACGCTGTAGCCGCGCTCGCGGAGCGCCTCCCCGGTGACCTTGTATTGCTCGCGGACCTTGATCAGCCGATCCGGCGCCTTCGGGTCATAGGTCGGGGTCAAATAGCTGGTGCGCTTGATCTCGACGAACGGCCGGTAGCGGCCATCGTCCTGCGCCAGAATTCGAAGATGCAGCGCGACCGACCCGACCGACCCCGTGGTGGCGGTTTCGAGCATGACCTGGTTGAGCTTCATATCTTTGATCAGGTCGGCGAGCGCCTCCTTGACCGGTTCGTCGCTGCATTCGGCGGTCGGGAAGTGGCCTTCCGAAAACAGCAGCGCGACGCTGTCGTCAACTACCAATTTGCAGAGCCCGTAGCGCACGCTGGGACGCCGGTCGCGCAACGGCACGTATTCGTTGGCGGCGGACATCTCCTGGTGAAAACCGCTCTCTAGATGGTCGTAAAACGCGCCTTCGAGAATGCGGTCATAGACCTCCAGCGTGAAGGTGCGATCGGGATAGTCCTTGTCCTTGGTGATGCGGCTCGCGATCGAACGGAACATCAATCGTCGTCCCGATAATCGTTCACCAGGTCCGCAGTGAAGCCGATGGCATTCGTTGAGTTGGCCTGAAGTCGCAGGCCCGGCGTCAACGGTTCTTCGGATGGCCGGCGCGTGAAGCCGAGCTGGCGGACATCGGTCTTGCGGACCGGACGCCCGCTCGGATGTTGCGGTCGCTTGTGTTGCACGTCAGCGCCCCATGAAGTTGATGTGAACCTGACGGGTCTGCGTCGTTTTCATCGCCAGCAATTCGCCGAACGCCCGGCTCAGCGCATCAGTCTGATCCTTGAACTTGCCATTCGGGAACAGGCACAGTTCCTCGAGGAAGGCTTCGTTCCAGTCACCTTTGACGATCTTGACGTTCCCGACCTCGGCTTGGGCCGACACCGGGGTCGCCCTGGCTTCCTTGTCGCCGGTTTCCGGCGAGAACCGGCAATTGTAACCGACCAGCAATTTAGCGAAGGAGAGCACCTGGCCCTTCGCGGCCTGGCCCGGATCCTGCGGGATCGAGATCGCAACAGCCGTTCCGTCATCGACGGCGGTCTGCTTGATCATCTTGTCGACATCCGCCGGCGACCCGCGCTCGCGAATGACGTGCTCGATATAGTAGATGCCCTCGGCCTCGCTGAGCCGCAAACCGGCGGTGTACGCGGGGCCCGATGACTGCCCGGGCTTCTTCTTGCTCGCGGCCAGATCCCAGCCCCTCACCTTCCGCTTGGTGGCCGGCGCCGCCGGAACGATCTCGAACCAATGCCGCTTGAAGACGTTGCCTTCGCGCGGCGATGGGCGCTGCTGGTATTGGCCGGCAAACGCATAAGCGGTGGTATCGCGCCGCAGTTTCTCGACCGTCTCGCGCGACATCCGCACCGGGTCGAGCAATTCGCCGTCGCTCGATCGCGGATCCCGGAAGCCGATCACCGTTTGGCAGCGCTGATCCGCTTCGAATTCCAGCGGCAGCTTGAGATGGACGTAGCCCATCTTCAGACTGATGATGACCCCGGAGATATCGTTCTCATGCAGGCGTTGCATGATCACGACGATGGCCGACTTCTCCTGGTCGTTGAGCCGGTTGATCGCGCCTTCGCGAAAGCGCCGGGTCGTATTGCTCCGCTCGGTGTCCGACTCCGCGGTATCGGTCGAATGCGGGTCGTCGATGATCAGGCGATCGCCGCGTTGTGACGTCAGCGAGCCGAATGCGATACCTTCTCGGGTGCCGGTATCACTGTTGGCAAACGACGTTTCGCCGGTTCGGGTAAGCGTCACCTCCGGCCAGAGTGACTGGTACCAGTCCGACAAAATCAGGTCACGGACCTTGCGGGTATCGCGCTTGACCGGACCGTCATTGAACGCCGTCGCGAGATATCGCAGTGAGCGAAGCCTTTTCGGCCCCCATTCCCACGCCTGCCACAGCACCGATACCAGCAGCGACTTCATGCTGCCGGGCGGAACGTTGATCAAGAGCCGATTGATGCGCCCATCGGTGACCGCCTCAAGGTGCTCGCAGATCGCATCGATGTGCCAGCTGTGATGATAAGTCGCCTCGGGCTCCAGCACCCGCCAGGCTTCCCGCACAAAACCGGTAAGGGTTTCACAGCGCGCCCGGATGCCGTCGGCGTCGCTGCGGACCCGCTCGCGCTCGGCTTCAGCCGCCCGCCGCTGCTTCTCCGCCCGGATCAGTCGCATCATTTCCGCCGGCGTCGGCAAGCGGCTTAAAGATCCCCTCGAGCTTGCTGATCTGATCATCCGAAAGTTTGCTCATGTCCAAGGTCTGCACCGGTCCGCCGCCCTTGCCTGTTAATTCGGTGCGCTTCGGCGCGCGTAATCCGTACATGTCGCGGAGCTGCGCCAGGGCCGCTTGCGGATCGTCGCGGGTGAATTCGACCATCACACCGGTTTCGCGGTCGAACTTGAACCCCGTGATGGCTATCGACTGGTCGCTTTGTTTCAGCGCCTCCCAATCGATGCCGACGACGCGGGAGACCTTTTTGCCTTCGACCTCGACCGAGCCGAGGATTGCGAACTGCGCCAGAACATCGAGCGTCGCCGAGCGCATCAATCGGTCACGGACGAAGTTGCGCGTTGCCGCGATCACTTCGTTGTCGTCTGCGGCGAGAAACGCTTTGCGCGCGATGACGCCGGGATGGCGATCGAGCCGCGCCGCGTTGCCAGCCAGGATCGGCTTGTCGCCCTTTGACCGGAAACCGGCCTCGTTCGCCGCCGTGCGGATCGGCACGCCGATGACGCGAAGCTGGGCGAAGCGCTCATAGCGAGGGTCGCTCAGCGGCACCGCCGCGTCAAAATCGCCCGGGAGCTTTTGCGGAAGGCCCACAGTGAATCACTCTGAATCAAAAACGTTCATGAACGTGGCAAAACATCGACGACATCGCGGGAACCTCCGGCACTTCCAGCCGCCACAGGTTCCCGCTTTTCGATGTCAGATCATGACGCGGTCCTTTGGCAATGACGGGAACGGCATTTTTTAGCTGATCTACCCATAGGGTCACAAAAAAGCCGAGGCGGAAGGCCCCGGCTTGTTGTTTTTAAATGCTTCGCTTTACGAGCGGTGCTCGTTTTGAAGCGATCTGCTGGACCGCCGTCGAGGAACTTGGGTAAGGATCCCCTTGGCAGGGGGCAACACTTACATTCGCTCGATCTCCGATCAGTTCGTGCCGACCGGATCAGGGCTTTAGAGCTACTGTGATTCGGTTCGCGGAAAAATTGATTCCATTCGTCTAGGAAAGTCCGACCTGCGATATCCGCTGCCGCGAAACGCCGAGAGCCTTGGCAATGACGGTATGCCGCACGCCCAACGACACGGCCGCCTTGATAGCGTCATCGCGTTGAGTGCCGAGCGCGATCAGGTTTTGCATCGTCTCGACCGCTTTCCTCTCGGCATCTCGTTGAGCGCGGCGCTTCGTCATCGTTTCCTTGCGTTCCGCCGCAGCGCGCTCGGCGTTATAGTCGGCATAATCCCCGCGGATCCGGTGATACCGTCCGATTACGGCATTGCGCGTCGTTCCCCCCATCTGGGCCGCAATCTGGCTGGCACTTTTGGTTTTCCACAGCCGCAGCAGTTCCGCGTCGCGTTCGTCGTTCCACATGTCACACCCGCTCGATCTGGTGCGGAAACACCGTGATCTCGACCTTGCGGCCCATCATTTCGACTTCGACCTTGATCCGTCCGTCGCGCGCGAGCTTGGTGATCTTGCCGGACGGCCATCGGCCGGAAAGGTCATCTGAAAACCGCACTTTTTCCCCGGTTTTAAATTTGTGTGCCGTCTTGACCGGCTCCGGCGTGTTGAGACCGATCTCGATTTTGCGGATGATCTGGATATCGGCCTCGTTCACCAGCAGCGCGTTGCCCGAAAACGTCCGCGCCACATCGATCACGCCGACGATCCGCTCGATCAGCCCCATGAAATCCTGATCATGGTCGACCGGGCTGAAAACATAACCGGGCAAGATGCCTACCCGTCGCATCCGCCGGACCGGATGGCCGTTGTGGCGATGCTGCGTTGGCATCAGTTCTTCGTAATTCGGCCAATAGGCCCGGACGTTGTTGCGACGGAAACTGTCGACCGCGTCGAATTCGTGGTTCGGTCGCACAATGATCAGATATCGATCCGGTCCTAAAATAATCGGCTTGCTCTCGACCCCCGTAATGCCCTGCAGCGCTTCCCGCACTTGCGCCATGTTGCCGGTTTCCCCTGCTGCCATCTCCATCGTCTCGCCTTTCCAGAGTTAGAGTTTCGGTTATTTGAAATCGGCCATGTCCTGTTCGCTCATCAGCGTTTCCGGTGGACCTGTGGTGTAGATTTTGCCTTCGACCGAGGGCGGCCAGGGCCAGGGGGCGCGGTCGCCTTCGCGCAAATGTTTGCGGACCTGCACGGTGATGGTTTCGCGCAGCATGCCTTCCCACGCGCCGGCTTGCTGGCGGTTGAGCACCACCCAGCCGTCTTTTGGGCCGGCCTCGGCGAGCTTCAGCAGCCGCGGCGTGACCGGCAACCGATACCGAACCGTTCCGTCAGCGCTGCGATTGATTTTTCGGAACGCCTCGCCGGCACCGCCGATGTCGTAGAGCGTGGCAAGCGACTTGGCTTCGACGCTGTCGCGCGGATAGCCCGTGCTGGCTGGCGTTCCCGCGGTCGCCGTTTGTTCCAGCAGCGTCCAGCGTTTCTGTCCGAGGTAGTTGAAGCCGGCCGGCGGATGGGTCTTTTTCAGGCGCTTCTGGTTTTCCAAAAACGGCGTAATCCCGGCCAGCGCCGCCTCGCCCTCATCGACCGTCAGCGCGAACCAGGCGTTGTCGACCCGGGTCTGATCGTCGGCGGCGATCGTCGGCCAGCGGCGCTTGAACTCGGCGAGGTTGAGGGCGTGTTTTTCCTTGGCCCGCTCGTGCTCTCTCTCAATCTTTTGGGTAGAATCAGTCCTTGGTAAATCCTTGTTTAGTATACTTATATTGGCCACATACGCCCCACCCGGCGACGGGTCAGCCAGCGACGGGTGACCACCCCTCCATGACGGATTTTCAGTAGGTGGATCATCGGCGCCCGGAACGGCATCGGAACGATCGATGGACCCGTCAAGATCGTCAGACGCAGCCTCGCCGGACACCAGCGATAAAGCCCGCCTGACCTCTTCGTCGGTCAGCGTCGCGCCGGGTTCGTCCCGGATTTCGTAGATGAAGTGGAAGGTGCCGTTGGCGAGCCGGGTCTTTTCCGGCTGGCACCAACCGTAGCGCACCAGATTGGTGATCACCCGCTTGATGGCATCGCGGCCCACGTTCCAGCGGCGCATCAGCGCTGGACGCCGCACTTCCCAGTCGTGCGGGCGGGACAACAGATAGGCCAGGATGCCGACCTCATCGGCGGCCAGCCGCTCGTCTTCGAACAGTACGTTGCCGATGGTGGTGAAGTTGGCGGTATGGCGACGGCGGATGATCATGCTTCAGCGCCGTCCTTCGCTTCGACGGGCGCGCGGTGTGCGGCAAGATATTGCTGGCACAGCCGGCAGGTGACCTTGGCGGGATCACTGGTGCAGCGCGCCAAATTTCCCTTGGCCCCGCAATGCACGTTGACGATGTGTATTTTCATGGGCGGACCTGTGGATAACCGGGATAACGGGGATAGACGCCAATGGAATCACCCTTGCGAGGCGACGCCGGGACGGCGGCGTGAGACGATGGCAAGGTCGGAAGAAGGCTTGGTTTCAAGTTGCCAGAGTGCGCGTTGCGGCGGAGTGCGATCACCCTGTCAGGGAGGTTGCTCATGCGGGCACCGTGACGGGTTCACAGACCGGCGTCGCGCTGCATTCGATCCGATCGAGCCCGCGCCAGAACTCGGTCCAATGCAGATCGCGCCCGCCCTCGGTTTCGTGGCGGGTGACCTTGACCAAACCGCAGTTGGCACAGTCGCGCTCGGTTTTGTTGGTGTTGACGACGACCTTGTCGCCCCAGCGGTGCTTCATGGTGCGGTTTCCTCAATATGAGCATCGAAGAAACCCTGCGCGCCGCGCATCGGGATCGGCGGTTCGAAATGCCGGATATCGGTCAGCGGCCACGCCCAGTTGAAGGCGCCGCGATCGCTGTCGGCGACGTTCATCTTGAACAAATCGCAGGACTGGATGGGCTCGCCGAGCAGTGCGGTGCCCAGCGCCGTGCTGGTCGGCAGCAACCGATATTTGAACGAGGCGCGGACCTTGAGCAGCAGCTCGCGCGCCTTGTCGAGATCGAGACAGGTTCTGTCGTCGTCGCGGCCGATGCCGCAAGCCTCCGCATCGATGCGCCGCAGCAGGTCCTCGACCTCCGAAGGTCTGACCGGACGCGCGCCGGCATGGATCACGATGCGCTGGGCGCGGACAAAGCGCGGCGCGGGGTAACCGCGAAATTCATGGGGCTTGGCGCCGATCATGATCAGCGTCGCCCAGGGTTGCCAGATTGTCAGGGCTTTCATGATGCCACCACCTTCGGAACGCACGGCGGCGCGTCGAACGTCTCGACCTGTACGGCGTCGGCGCTGATGCGCCAGGCGCGGCCGGTCTTGTCGTCTGGCATCGCGTGCATCGTGACCTTGACGGCGCCGCACAGCGTGCAGCTGCGCTCGGTCTGGGCATAGCCGGATTTGGATTTGCCGGATGGTACCCACACATGCGTGTCAAAGCGGTGCTTGAGCGCCGGCAGATGCGCCACTTGGCCGTCGGGGAGTGGTTCGGTCATCATCGCCGCCCCGTAGAAGTACCAAGGCCAGTACCAGCCCCACATGGTGGTTTCCTCTTGTCGAGTGCGGAGTAGCCCGGCGGCGGGTCGCCGAAGATTTGCGCGGTCAGGCTCGATTGTTCGAGCGCGCGTCGTCTTGCGTCGCGTTGCGCGATCGCCAGCGGCGAGAGATTGCGCCGCGCCGCGCCGCCGGCCGAAAACGACGGGCCGTGGTCGCGGTAGCGCGACTGGATCGAGGCGATCGGGTGGTTGAGCCGCACGGCGATGGAGTCCAGCACGCGACGCTCGACCGAAGGCGGCACATCCTCGCCGTAGGTGTCGTCGGCCAGGCGCTGCCACATCTCGGCGGCGGTTGCGATTTCTTTCGGGGACCAGTTCGGTGATGATGTTCTCATGCGGCGAGCTCCGCGCGCAACTCGGCGGCATGCGCCGGATCGACGATGTCCCAGTCGGCCAATTCCATGCATTCTTCACAAACGGCTTCGTCGCCGACGCCGTGACCACCTTCCTGCGGAAAGGTTTCGTAGCTACAGCGAGAGCAAACATGGCCCGTGCCAGACCTAAGCCAGTCTCCAGGCGTGATCTCGTTATACCCCTTACCGTCCCACATCGGCTTTCGCTCGGCATCGTATTGAGCGATGGCCTCACAGCACCCGCAATAGTCCTGATACGCGGCGTGGTCGCAATCTTCTTCGTAATCACCAACTTCTTGAGCAAAAAACCTCCGCGCCTCTCGCTCAGTCCGCGCCACAATATGTTGCCAGTTAAACTCGCCCTCCGAACCAACAACCCATGCCGGCATGATTTCAGCGGGCGCGGCCATCGTTGGAAGCGCCGGGATATTCGCGGCAGCGGCGACGGCCGCAGCTCCGATCAGAACTTCACGTCGCGACAGATTTGTCATGTGCATCACTCGATCAGCCGAGGGCCGGAATAGTCGCCGCTGCGGCGTGCCCTCTCGACCAGCTTCTGTTGAATGCTGGTGACGTCGAGCGCGGGCATCATGGATTCGATGGCCGGCAGACGATTGAGGAATTCCAGTGCGGCGTCCGAGTTCAAGCCGTTGGCGATGATCTCGGTTTGCGCCGCCACGCTCTGGGATTCGATCTGCACCCGTGCCACCTTTTCTAGCGCGTCGATCTCGGCCTTGGCGAGGCGGCGAAGTTCATCGCGGCGTGCGCTGTATTCGTTTTCGCCGCGACGGGCCCAGCTGAAATTCAGCTTGGGCTGAAACTCTGCGGGAATGCCGAGCTTGGTCGCCTCGGCCATGATCTCGGCGTTGGCTTTCTTGGCCGCATCGATTGCGGCCTCCGTCGCGGCTTTCCACACGGCATTGTCGTTAAAGCCGTGCAACGCCGAAATCTGCTGTTCGAATTCGGCGAGCATCGCGGCCGATCGTTGCTCCGCGGCGGTCTTGGAGACCCGCTCGCGCTGCTTTACCAGCCGGATCAGGTCTTCGCGCTCGCCCTTGGTCATCTGCTTTTCAGCCATCTTATTTTCCTTCGCCCAACTCTTCCTTGATGCAGCGCTCAACGAAATCGAACGCCTCGTTCCAGCCACGGCAGAACACGTACCGATCGCCGCGCTCGACCGGCTGTCGGGATGCAGCGAGCTTGTCGCGCAGGCGCTGGATTTGTTCGGGGTTCATGCGGCGAACCTCGCCTCCGGCGCGTCAATGTTGGCCTTGATGACCCGGAAGGTCAGTGCGACGACGAACGGATTAGCCAGCCAGGAATCGGGGCCGTGCAACGAACGCCAGAGCAGGTAGAACAACCGCTGCGCCGTTGACCCGTTGCGGGTCGCTTCGGCCGCTTCGATCCCACGCAGCATCGCCAAGCCCGCTTGATTGTCGGACCAACCGGCGCGCCAGACCTCAACACCTTCCGCGATCGCGTCGGCGTCACTGATATCCTGCAGGCGCTCGACCTTGACGCCGGTCGCGACCAGGGTCAGGCGCGATAGTGTCCGCGGCATGTGAATGCAAGGCGTCCATTTGTAACCGTAGTCTTTGCGGATTTGGTCGCTCTCGCTTCCTGGTTTTGTATCGGCGCCATAGGCATAACGAACGCCGCCAATAACGTGGTCGCGGTCGAACGGCAGGAAATTCTCTCGCACCCACAATCGATCGCCGGGCGCATACCGGACATTGACTGTCGGTAGGCATTGCCGGTCGTCGCGCGTCCACCAGCACCAGTTGCGGCTCATGCCGCGCGGGTTGGATGAATCCTCGCGCTCGCCGCAGTAGCTGTCGAAGTACGGCGCGGGATGCCGTGGGGTATTGCTGGGATGGACATTGTCCATCGCTGGCGCCGGCGGCATTTCAGCTTTGAGAATCCGCCGCGTCATGGTTTTGCGGCCTTCGAGCAGCGCGCGGACCATCGGGCCGGAGAAGATGATAGGGATGTCCTTGCCCACCTACAGCATCCCCAACGCTTGCATGTACGTCTCCAGGATCGTCTCCTCCTCGGCGCGCTCATTGGCGTCCTGCTTGCGCAGCCGCACGCAGGTTCGCAGCGCCTTGACGTCGAAGCCGTTGCCTTTCGCTTCGGCATAGACGTCGCGGATGTCGTCGGAGATGGTCTTTTTTTCTTCTTCCAGCCGTTCGATGCGCTCGATGATGGCTTTCAGTTGGTCCTTGGCGAACTTGGTTGCCGGTTCTTCTTTTGGTGCGGCCTCGGCCGCTGGCGCACGCGCGAGCATGGCGGGTTTCTCCTTCTAGATTTTTGAGGGACGCTACGGACGCTACGGACGCAACAGGAACAAGATTTGATTCAGCGCGGCACTGCCGGTGACGCGGCAGCGGAGAAGTCAGGCGACGGTAGAATTGGCGGCAGCAAAACCACGGATGTATTCGGCGCTGGCCCAAACTTCACGATAGACGTCGCGTAATCGCTGCTGGACCGGTGCGGGCATTGCGCTGGTGACGATCATCATCTGCAGCTCGCGCTCGACCCAATCGAGAAACTTTGCTGCGCCAACGGGATTGCCCTGCGCCGCAAGCTCCAACCCCAAGGCTTCCCGTGGCGAAACAGCCGCCACTGAGGGGTGACCGATAGGCGCGGACGCGGATTCAGTGGTGCGATGAACCATATCGTTTTCCTGTTCTGACATCACAACGGCTCGATCTTCCAGCCGGCTTGCTCGATCGCCTTCAACACCAGCGAAACAACGCGGCCGTCGGGATCGAGCAGATCGCCGGGCTTGTAGCGCACGATCGACAACGCGATCGCGATGGCTTCCTTGGGCTCGACCAGCGGCCCGGCGCGGGGCTTGCGCGCGTTGATCGACCTGCGATCGATGGTGAGGGGAGAGGACATCAATACCCTCTCCCCGGCACGTAGAGGGCGCGCGGCTTACCCTCGCCGTTCTTGACCCGCAGATATTTGTCGGTCTCGCAGAGGATGTTTGGCACGTCGGAAAAATCCATCGTGACGCCGGTCTCTTGCTGCACTACCTTGTAGATCGCGCGCATTTCGCGAAGGGCCGGATCCTGCCAAAGTGCAGTATCAACCGGGCGGCCATGCAGCCGGTTGAGGCCGCGCAACGTCCCTGGACCGGCCGCCGCCCAGGTCAAGGCGTCGCCAGCGTGCTGCAAAAGCGCAGTGAACCGCATGTCGACGACCGCCTGGTAGGCCATGAATTGGCCCCAACCGTTCGACCTCATGATCAGTTCGTGCGTGCGCTGGAGCGTCGGCGCGCCGGCAAAGTGCTTGGCGAAAATGTCCCGGCGCCTCCATAGCTCGCCGCAGACAGTCTCAGCGATGTAGGCTTGCTTGTCCGCGCCCTTGGTCGACGGCGCCGAGATCATATAAGCCCCGGTATAGACCTTCTGCCCCATGGTTTTCCGCTTGTTCAGCACCACGGTCATCTCGGCCAGCGAGAAGTGATCCTGATCCGGCCACGTGCCATCGCTGATCAATTGCGCCAGCGTCTCCGGCCAGTTGATCTGCCGCCCGATGCACAGCATCAGCCACAGCATCGGATGGTTGGCGTAGCGCTCACGGATGTTTTCGCGAATCCAGATCGTTCCCCGGTCATCCTCGCGCCGCACATTGCAGAAGCGGTATGTCGACAGGACGCTATCGCTGGTCCAAGGCAGGTCAGCGCCCGCGTCCTTGGCGATGCGGATGCGTTCGCGCTCAGCAACCCAATAGAACAGCGGGGCATAATCAGGCTGCATCATGAGCCTCCGTCATGTCCGTGAGGGGGGGGTATTGGCAGCATCGAACTCTGCCAAATCGAAAAGTTGCGGCGTCGCCATCTTCTCTTCGGTCATGCGCAGGCAATCAATCGACATCGTCGAAACTCCCGAATACCGAGATGTACTTTCGGAGCCGGTCGAGATCATCGAGCGTTAGGTCGGATTTTTGGGCATTGCAGCCCCAGCAAATGACCGCGATATTCGAGCGCGCATAGCCGGCATCGTTGTTGACGCGATCAATGGACGGCGCGCGGGGATTCATTCGAGACCGCCGCTCTTCTTTCGGGATATATTTCAATTCGAGGATGCAGTCGCAGCATTGGCAGCGAGAAGTCGCATGAAAAAGGCCAGCTAGATAATCGATCGTGACGTCCGCCGCGACATCACGGCGATTGACGTCGAAAAACTTCTTGGCGCGCCACCTTGCGGGGTCTTCTTTCTGTCGTTTCGCGCGCAACCGCGCCTGATAGGCGATAATTCCAGCCTTCCGCTTGGGGTATGTGCCGCGCTGTGCATTCGCGTATAGCTCCTTCTGAGCGGGCGTCCGAGCAGCATTGTTGGCCCGCATGCATGGCTTGCAATAGGGCGAGTAGCCGCCGTCATATTTGCCGCTGGCATAGAATTGCCCCAGCGGCTTTGCCTCTTTACATTTAGGGCATCGTTTCGAGCCAATCGGTTTAGGTCGCGGCATACTTAGGCTCCGCTACTTCGACGTCGAGGGGGGGGGGTGCGTTGGCAATATCCAACGCGGGAATGTTAAACAACGTCGGATGCTGCTCATCGAGGGCCGAGGCACACGCCGGATTGATCCACAAGACTTCCGTGCGAGGCCGCGCGCCGTCGGCATGGGCGTCGCACGACACCCGGCGCCAATCGGGAAGCGCGTCATCGTAAAGTGCCGACGGATAGCCCGACAGCACGACAAAACCCTTGAGCGTCTTTAGAAACTCCAGCAGTTCGCCGTGATCGTCGACCGTCAATTCGTGCCGGTACATCCGATGCTTGAGATCATATTTATTCGCCGGCGAGCGGGTTTCCGGCAGATACGGCGGATCGACATAGTGAAGCGTCTGCAGCCCATCGTGCTGGCGCATCACGTCGATCGCGGGCCGCTGTTCGACGATCACCCCGCGCAGCCGATCGACAATCGACGGCAACGCGTCGGGATAGTTGGCCCAATCATGCGCCGGCGTGGTGCCCGATCGTTTACTGTTGGCGCGAAATCCCGTCGATCGATATTCGTCCGGACGCGTGAAGCTTTTGAATCCGGTTTTCTCGGCGGTCGACGAGCTGCTATGGGCGTTCGAACCGAAACCCATGTAGCTGCGCACGATCAGATGTCGGGCGCGCTCAACGTCGTCTTCCGCTTCCTGCAGCGCCTCCTGAAATTCCGCGCGCGAGAACGGCGTGAGCCGCAAGGCCTCGATCAAGCGCGCGGCCTTGGTGTCGTCCCGCAGTACGCGAAACAGATTGGTCACCACATCATCAAGATCGTTGTAGACCTCGGCATAGACCCTCAGCTTTCGCATCAGGACCGAGCCGGCGCCGCCGAATGGTTCGACATAAATCCGATGTTCCGGAAAGAAACTCATCACCCACGGCGCCAGTTTCCACTTGCCACCATGCCATCTCAAAACAGGTCGTTCGACCTCGCCACATGGTGCATACACCTTGCTGAAATTCAGCAGCTTGGCCTGCATGTCCGTGACTTGCGGCGGCTCGCGCCACGCCAGATCCAGCGCCGCCTTGATCAGCGGTGAATCCCAGAACGGATCGGGCGAATTCACTTCCGGGGCTTGGCCGCAGCCAACCTCAACAGCAGCCGGTTCTACTGGCGCGAGCAAATACGCAGGTCGGGAAGCACTCGCGCTCGCCTCTCCATCCTGCCCCGCCCCGGTATCTTGCCGTGGCGGGCTTGCGGTATCTCCGTTTGGTGTTTCGGTGCCTGCGCCAATTGGCGCAGCCAGATTGAGCACGTCCGCACCCTCGACGGGGGCGACCAAGGGTGCGGACGCTGGCGGCGCTGGCTGTTGCCCTCCGGCGCCGGGTTGGGATTTCTTGCGTTTCGGTTTTGCGGCTTTCGGCGCGACGATGGCGCTGCCGTCGGCGTTGATCGGATTTCCCCGGCCGTCGATCTTCGCCGGCAGATGATCGAAGGTCTGCCAGTGCGCCTCGATCGCGGCGTCCATCCGCTCGTAAGAGCCGTAGGTGTATGAGAACACGTCGCCGCACGAACAGGTGCCCAGCGTGACCATGTGGCCGTTGATGATCGGGTTGGTCATCGCGAAGGTGTGGCCGTCGGGGAAGGTTTTGCGGGCGCGATGGGCGGCGACCAGGGAGGCGACGATGGGGTCGGTAGGTAAGGGCTGTTTCAATCCACCACTGTGCGCGCTGGGCGAATCTTCGATCACCCTGTCGTCGGCGCTTGCGGTATCTGGAGGGGTGATTTCCTCTGAGGCTGTTTTGGCCTCTAAGTCGTTGGCGGCATTGGCCGGAGGGTTGATTTCCTCAAGAGGTTGCGGGCCCGCAGGCGCAGTGGTGTTGGGGCCTGCGCCCTCTACCAAGCCAGTCCTAAGGTGCGGGCCCGCTGCCGGGGCGCCGTCGCGCCCGGGGTTCAAACTCAATGCCCATGCGATCACTTCCGGCGCATCGCCGCGATTGAGAGATGAGGGCAATTTCTTGCGATCGCGGACAATCAACCGCTGATACCAGATCACCTTCGCGATTGCGCTTCGCAGAGCGGCTTCCCGGCTTGGAAACTGACGGCTGTACGTCATGAGACCGTCGGGGTGAGACATCCAGTTGCCGTTGTTGAGCTCCAGCAACCCGATTTGTCGATCGACGCCGCGCAAGCGATCGTCTTCGGGAATGTGCCATTCGCCATCATCAGGACCGTGGCACGCGAAATAGCTATTGACGGGTGCCCTGCCCTTGGCAGTAAGCAGCGGCCCATCAACAATCGGCTTCGCCTCATCTTCGGTGCCAGGGTGATCGATAGGTGCCGCATCCGCCCCGCTGGCAACTTGAATTGGGATTTGTTTTTCCGTGATCGGAATTCCGACCGCGGTCGACATGAACGGCTGATCAATATTGGCTAATACATCGGACAAAACAGACACTTGCCCCCGCGGCGGCGCGATCGACATCGCCCATTCAATGATCCGCCCGCCATAGCCTTCGCTATAATGCGTACCTTGGCCCTCGCCGGCGCGCATAAAACGCCGGGTCTTGCGGATCGTCTGCGCGATCGCGGTTCGCAGCGCGGCGTCTCTCGTCTCGAACTGCGGCGCATCGACGTGGAAACCGGGCGGCAACGCCATCCATTTCCCGTTTTCAAGCTCGATCATGCCGAGCTTGACCGATGGCGAACGCGCCTGATCGTACCAGAACATTTCCGGGGGTGCCGTGGGATTGCTGGCGAGCGCTGATGCGGTCATTCCGCTGCCTCCAGAAACTGCGGAGGCGCCTCGACTTCATCCTGCATCATCGCATAGACGTTCGCTTCCATCTGGTCGACCTGGACGGCGTTGCCGATCTGCTTGACCTGCTCGGTCTTGTTGCCGACGAATTCGTATGGAATTTCATCGTTGTTGAAACCCATCGCGGCGGCGAGCTCGTGCGGCTCCAGCATGCGGAACAGGATGTCGTGACGGAATGCCTGCACAAGATTGACGTGCCCGGTCGCACAGATCGCCGGCGCCGGGTTGTCGATATCGTGGACGCGCGGCGCCTGGCCTTCCCGTTCGCCGAACTGCGCCGTGATAAAGGCGAGTTCGCCGCGATGCGCCGTCGTCAACGTCGGCAGCGGATCGATCGCGACGTCGCGCGCGCGATTGCTGCCGTCCGAATGCGTGATCGGCACCACCAGGGCGAAGCGGTCATTGGAGGTCGCGGTCGGCAGCGGATCATCGACCGACGTGCAGGTCTCGCCGGAGCCGGAACCGTAATACGGCGAGATCAGCGCGATCGCACCGCCGGCCACGGCCGTGGGCAACGGGTCGGTCGTTTCGCGTGGTGAACCGCCGGAGGCCTGCGACAATACGAACGGCTCGATCAGCATCGGTCGCGCGCACCCGACATGCTCGCCAGAGCCAGATCCGCCCGTGGTGATCGTCGGCAACGGCTCCTTGACTTCACGCGGGGCGCCCGTGCTTCCCGGGGCCAGGATGAACGGTTCGATCAAATAGCCCGCGCCGCGACAGTCGGCCGCCGGCAGCGGAGCATTCGTCGAATGAGCCCGGGTTTCACCGTAACCCTCGCCGTGACGATTGAGGATGAAGGGCTCGGCGAGCCAGATGCCGCCCTTGGTATCGAGCGTCGGAACCGGCGCTATCGAAACCGCCTTCGCCTTGTTACCTTTGCGGCCGTTGATGATGACCGGATCGGCAACATAGATATGCGCCGCATGAGAGGTTTGCGTCGGCAGCGGACTATCGACACTGCCCGCTTTCGATTGCCCCTTCATGTTGACGATGATCGGCTCGGCCAACCCGATATGCGTGCCGTTTGCCGCCACTGCCGGAACCGGCAGATCGACCGAGCGGCCGTCGGCATGGTTGCGCAGGGTCACCAGCATCGGGGCGCTGCGGCCCTCGCCAGCGGCGACAACACTCTGCGGCACGGCGCGGAGGACGCGAAGCCACGCGATATATTCCGGCACACGGGCCCGGCAGCGCTTGCGCACATCCGCTTTCTTGGCGTGACGGCGCAGGAAGGCGTAGCGGATCGCGTAAAGCAGTGACCGGTCCATCTCCGCGATCAGCATCGTGATGAAGATTTCGGGCCAGCCGAACTTGCGCGCGCCCGCCAGGATGCGGGCCAGGGTTTTCGGCGCCAGCGGGACCGGGCGGCCGAAGATCGAGCGGCCCTTGATGCTCCAGTCGATGATGTAGCGCGCGGCCTTCCAGCGCTTCAGGTCATCGTTCGCCGGCAGCTTCGCGTGCGTCGCGACCGGCCATAGCAACGGCTTTCCGTCGAACCGGAAGAACCCGTAGAAACGTTGCCGTGTGGTCGCGGCACCGAAGTCGGCGGAATTGAGCTTGCGCCATTCGATCGACGTCGCGCCGAGACGCCACACCGTGTCGATATAGGCGCGGAAATATTCCCCTTCGCGTTCCTTGATCGGCTTGCCGGTGAATTCGTCGACCGGGCCCCATTTGGTCCATTCCCAGACGTTCTCGAGGATCATCCGCTTGACGCGGAGTTCGGTCAGCCAGGTGATGATGTGCCAGGGGTCGGAGCGCTGCTGATCGGAGGTGGGCTTGCCTCCGCGCGCCACGGAATGATGGGTACAAGTCGGCGATGCCATCAGGAGGTCGAGGCGGCCTTCCGGCACGATCAGATGGGGCCGAACCGCAGAGATGTCCTGACAGTAGTGCCGCGCCTGCGGATGATTTTTGGTATGTGTCGCGATCGCGGTCGGCCAGTGGTTGACACAGACAAGCTCCATCTCGATCCCAAGCCGCTTCATCGCGCGCGCGCAACCGGTCGACGAACCGCCGGCGCCGCAGAGTAGATCGGCAACGAGGATTTTGCGGGTCGTCATGATTTCTTAGCCTCAACGCCAGTGATGAAATCATGCGCCGCGCGGCATTCTCCGGCCGTCGGTCCAAAGCGTCGCTCACCCTTGATCGTATAAGCACAGACCGTTTTCCGATCTGGATGGTTGAAGTGATCGCAAATCGGACCCAGCGCCGCGAGCGGCCGCAACAGATCCATGGCTTCGTCGAACCGGGCTTTCATCGCTTCGACATAACGCTTCGCGGTAAGCGCTACTTGATCGGCAGCGTCGCGTTCCGCACGCAATTGCTCAATCTCTGTCGCCGCTTCAATCTGGATTGGCGGCGCATCATGCTGGCGCCAGCCGAATTCCGGCTCGCCATTGGGCAGCAACGGGCCGCACGCATATTTGCCGCGCAGCCGATCGACCAGTCTGTCGCTGACCTCAACGTCCTTGCCGAGGAAGGGATCGTACACGGTGAGGGTTTCGGTCACGTCGGCACCCCGCACTTCGCGCAACCATGCAGCCACTCACCCGCGACCTTGCGGACCCGCCAGCCGTCCTGCTTCATCAGCTCGCGGGCTTCCTCGAAGTCAGCCGTGTCGGTATGGAGGACTTCGTCGCAGGAATCGCATTCCACCACGATCTTGCCACGTTGACGGTCGATCACCGGCCCCTCCCCGACTTGCGGCTGCGATCGAACTTGTCGCCTTCGGCAATGCCGAGCGCGACGCCGCGCACCAGGTCGCGGCGGTAGCCGGCCGGTTTCCACCAGTCGCCGGTCCAGGGCCATTCGTGCGGCGTGGTGCCGGATTCGGTGCCGGCATGCAGGAGGTACGCGGCGCCGGCTTGTGCGAGTTCGCCGGCGGCGTGAGCGTCATCGTGTTCGAGCGACCAGCCTTCCTGATCCTCTTGACGGAAACGCTCCGCGATCACGGCCAGCATGAACGGCGACAGCCGCCGGCGGATATGGAGAAATTCGAACATCCGGCGCAGCACATAGCCGCGCGCGATCGAGACGACGGTAAAGATCAGCCCGATCTTGAAATTGGTCGACAGCGGCGGCGAATAGCCGAACAGCGGAAACACCAGGATTTGCGTCGTGATCGCGATGACAAATCCGATCGCGGTATTGAGGCAGGTTTCCAGCCACGACATGAGCTTTGACTGCTTCATGCGATCCGTTCTCCGCTCAGAAGCCAGTCAGCCAAATTTTTAAGTTTTTCTTTGTTCTCTTCCGTGATGAACCAGCCAGCATCGCGCTGTGTGCCGATCGCAATATTGAACGCTGAAAGATATTTGCGCAGCCTGCAAATCTGGACGTCGATCGTCCGCACATCGGGCTGATCGCATTCCGGTCTATTGCCGTAAAGCAGCGTATAAAGCTTTTCGCGGCGAACCAGCTTCCAGGTGAACAACACGTTGAGGATGCGTTTTTCTCCCGGCGAGATTCCAAGCGCTATAAACCGATCGACGACATCCTCCGCGACGATGCCGAGCAATTGCTCAAGTTCTTCGACGCGATCCCGCAGCCGATGCAGTTCGTTTGCATCGGAGGCTTTCGCGCGCAGCGTATCGATGGCCATGGCGACGTTCATGCCGCTTCCTCCGCGCCTTCGATCCCAAGCGTCTGCTGTTTCTGCAGCCGCGCTTCGTTGCCCCACGCCGTCCATCCCTCGGGAAGCACGCCATCGACCCGGGAAAAAAGTTCGACCTTGGGCAAATCCGGGTAATAGGCTGTGATCAGATCGCGGAAATATTCCGGCTTGGCCGAGTGCCTGCCGCGCGCTTCCGAATACAGCGACGGTTTCAGCGTTGACGGATCCGGCGCGGGGATCTTGCCGCGCGTCGCGATCAAGAGCGTTTCGTGGACGTTGCGATTCCAGAAGCCGAGGCCGAGCGTTTGCTTGTCCCAGACGAGTTCGGAGACGTAGGCAAAGCCCCAGCCTTCGATCAGGGTCATGGTCTTGCGCAGCCAGGGCACGGTGGTCCAGATGAACAGCACGGCGTCATCGGTCGCGAGCTCGCCGACGGGAAGTGCCGCGATCTGGGCTTCGTCCATCGTCGGGTAGTGGTTTTCGGTCGAGCGGTCTGAATCCCCGGCCGCGAATTTTGTCGGCGGGTCCATGTAGATCACGGGGAATTTGCGCGCCGTGTTGAGATCGGTATTGCCGGCGGATTGCGCGACGAGTTTTCCAATCCGCTCCGCACGGCGAGCGTCGTTTTTATCCTTGCGAATCTTTTTGGCGATCTCGGTGACAGCCTTCGGATCAGCACCGGCGATAATCTGACGCTGTTCTTCAACCGGCAGGTTTGCGATCGCTTCCGCGGTCGCAATTGGTATTTCGCGCTTATCTACGGCATCGCGAAGCTCCGGAGCACCCTTCGCGTCGATGGCGTCAGATCGCTCGACGCTGCGTAGGGGCACATGCATAATTGAAGCACGCTCAGCCGCCGACAGAGGCGGCCTTTCAGCTTGTTCCGGTTGCGCTGGATCAAAGCCAAGATCGAGCGAGGGTCCGCCATTTGGCGGAGCCTGCCGCGTGAATTTGTTATCGCCAAGCCGGAGGCCGCTGATCTTAGATGCAATCCGGACGCGGTCGTGATCGGTCAGATCGCGTCGATCAAGATTTTCGACGACAACAAAATCCAGCGCCTCGCGATCAGTGCCAACAAAGACCCGATAGGAAACGGGCTTTTTGAGTTCGCAGAGTTCGCGATAGCGATTGCGACCGTCGAGCACCAGCCCCTTGTGGAGAGTGACCGCATGAAGCTGCCCCTCGGCCAGGGAATCCCGGAATTGCGTCCGACGGTCTTCAGTCAGCATCGGAAAAAGATTCGCAAACGGATGAAAGCCCAGCGGCGCATGGCCCGGCATCAACGTCGCGATGGGCTCGAAATTGAATTTACGAACCAACATCATTTGCCGTTCTCCCGGAAATAAGCTTCGAGATCGGGAAAGTTTTTGAAGACCGCGGCGGAGTTTGGCAGCGCGTGAATCAAGGTGACGTATCGCGCCATCTCAGGATCGAAGTTGAGCGCATCTCGCTCCGCGATCGGCATGCCCTCAAGTTGCGGCGTCGGCTCGTTGCGCAGCAAGGCGGCTATTAGAACGTGCTGGGCAGCGTGGTGGGTTGGGCAGAGCCAGATGAATTCTTGGAGGGGGTCGATCGCGCCGGCCTCGAACTGGACGGCCAGCGGAACAACATGATGGGCCTCGGTTAGGGATCTGTACTTGCCGCATACCTTGCAGGGCTGGCGATCGCCCGGCGAGAACTTGAGCCGCGCCGACGCGATCCAAGAAGCCTTGGCCTTCTGTCGCTCGACCTGCATCGCATCGAGGACGTTCTCGATTTTACACGAAACAAACCATCGCGTCTCGAAAGGCTCGCCCTTGGCGCGCTCGGCATATTGATGGAATGTTTCGCCATCAAGGAAAGGCAGGATGCCGGAGACGGCACCCCGCAGCCGCTTCATATATTCGTCAGCGTTCACCATCACATCATCCCCTTGACCCAGCCCCACACGAACGCCGGCCAGGCCACGATCACGTACAGCGAGGCCAGGATCAGGCCGGTGGCGGAGACCCTCTCGCCGCGCAACACGCGCACCCGGACGCTGTCGGTGATGACGCCCTTGGCATCGAGCAGCATCCAGAGCAGCGCGCCGATGAACAGCCAGACCAGCACGAAGGTCACCACCATCGCTGCACCTCGAAGCCGATGGTTTCGCGGGCCCGCAATCGACGTCTGTCTTCGCCCTCGCGATAGGCGTTGATGACCGCGGCAGCCAAAAGGGACGCGATCACCAGCAGCAGCGGCAGCAGGATGAATTTCGACATAGGTTCTCACTCGCTCGGAAGGCCGAAACGACGACGACGGGGATGCAGATTTTTACGGGGACGCTGGGCTTACTGTGATGCGTACAGGAACTAGATTTGGTTTCAATCGAACAGAAGGGATGCTGCGATCACCGATCGATCACCCTGTCAGTGGTAGTTGCTGCGGCCACCCTGGCGGGGTGATCGATAGGTGTTGCCGGGGATGCAGTGGTTGCTTGAACCATGTCTTTCATGTCTATCCGGTTGTCGCCAACGGTCACTATCCGACAGGCGTATGGTTGGGCGACATTAAAGACGTGGTTCAAGCAACCGGCGCGGCGAGAAGTCTTTATCCGGTCCGTCACGGCCGAGCTGCCCGCCATCAGTCGCGGTGTTTTTGTCCGCGACATAGAGGGAGACAGGAACTTGCCAGCCAACGACCGACAGAATGACAAAGCCGCCATCGTTGAGCATTTTCAGTTCTTCATGCGTCGGTTTCCACGCGCTGACACTCTCGGGATTTCCGTGGCTGTCGTTGCGGTGAATGATCGGCAGCGTTCCGCATGGCCCATTCGCTTCTGTCCAATTGCGCGGCGCGCCGGGATTGTGCGTCGCGCCTTTAATTGTTGCTACTTCCATGGATTTCTTCCTTTGGGTTGAAGCCGGATATCTTCCCTCATACCGCGCTCCGATCGGAACGGGATTTCTCGACCCATTGATTGTGCTTGGCGAAGCGCCGCGCCAGCAATGGCGCCATGATGATTCCGGCTATGATCGACAGGATGGTCCAGGCCAAAAGGATTTTGAGGATGATCATGAATGCCCTGCCCTCTCATGTTCCGGCGCCGGCTGCACGCCGTCAGGCCAGGTCGGGCGCTGCCCGGTTTCCATTTCGATCACGTCGGCGACGATGTCGCGCATCATCTGCATGAAGGCGAGCTTGCGTTCCTCGTTGCTGTGGATCGCGGCCATCGTGATCGAGCCCAGAAAGATCGCCCCGACCATGGTACCGGGCATCGCGTAATAGGCGTTCCAGTTATTGCCTTCGTGGCGTAGCGCGAGACGACCGATCTTGACGGAGGGAATGCTCATGCGGCGCTCCGATCAGGCGCGCCGACGCCCGCGAATTTCGTTGATGACAAGCAAGATCGCGCCAAGCGACGGATCGCGGTCACCCGTGATCCAGAATTGTGCCGCGCGCTCCGAGCAGCCGAGCTTCTGCGAGAGCACGACGTCAGCCTTTTCGTCCGGCCAGAGCACAAGACAGACGCGCCCGAACTTCGACAATTGTTCGGTCCGGATGTCTGTTCGAACAATTGTTCGAAGCGTTCTCCTTGGCAGCGGTGCAACCCGCTGGCTTGATTCGGACATGAATACGCAACCCCCACAAACTCACACTCAAATTCAACATGAAACAAAACTCGAAGCCCGCAGCGGCGGTGATCGCTGTAATTGCGGCGCTGCTGGCCGTGGCCGGGCTCTATCTGACGGCGGCCGACTGCGGCGCCGAGATCGACGGCTTGGCGTCGCTGTTCACGGCACGGTGCAGGTGATTGTCCTGAAACAGCACATGACGCGCTGCGGAATCGAATGTTTCGCCTTATACGAACTGGTGACTTGCCAGAATGTCGCAGTATGCAAAGATCACATGCATCACCAAAACGACATGCCCGTTCGACGGGCGCCAGTTGCGCCGGGGGGCGAGTATGGCGGACACACATGTGTTTCCGCTGGTCGAGTGCTATCCGGTTGCGGATACTTATGCGGACGGCCTCGGCCGGATCGAAACCACCGGACAGAACCTGCGACTGGTGTTTTTCACGGCACGTCAAAAGGACGACGGCACGATCGACCGCGAAATCGTCGAGCGCGTCATCCTGCCGGCCGAGGCAATGATCCCCGCTTTGACGATGCTGCTGATGCAGCCGGTTCTCGGCATGAAGCTGATGGCCGCAGTGACCGCGGCGACTGCGAGACAGCCCGGGGATTTCCTGCAATAGGGTCATTCGGCCGCCCCGCTTGGCGCGAGGGGCGGCGTTTCGAACTTTGCCCCGTCGGCCAGCCGCTCCATCGGAATGCCGGAGACCTTGCTGAATTTCAGCAGCGTCGCCCCGGGCAAGCGCGAGAGGGGCCGTTTGCCGCTCAAGATCTGCGACAGGTAGACCTGCCCGATACCGATTGCCTTGGCAAAATCGGCACGATTACCAGGGTGCCGCGCAACTGCTTGCGCGAGCTCGTCAAGAACCGTCATTTCCGTCTGATTCGTCATTGTCCATAGTTAGCTATTAGCGAAACAACCTGTCAACCCGGCAAATTGCGTAATTTAGCTATTAGCTTTGGACAACTCAGGTCCTCTTGCAAATCATGGGACCATGTCACGCACCGTCGAGAAGTTGTTCAAGCCCCTGTTCGTGGGAGAGTGGGTTGCTGGCTATTTGGCCAAAACCGGGCTGCAGCAGGAGGATCTGGCGGAAGCCATCGGCATCACCGACGGCTACCTGTCGGAACTGATGTCCGGCAAGAAAAAGAACCCTTCCGCCCATGTATTGCGGGCGCTGTCGGAAGAATTGAATATTACAATCAATGACTTCTACAAGAAACCGCCGTCGCAGGCCCAGTTGGACCGGCTCAAGAACCTGTCGCCCAGCGATGCCGCCACGCTGACCCGACTTTTAGACCAGGCAAAATCGGCGAAATAGTTCACAGGAGCGCGAAATGCGCCTGTTTGTTGCGTTTGCAGTGCTTTTCATCTCGTCATTGCCAGCTGGCGCGCAATACCGCGGCGCCCAGCCGATGCCAGCCCAGGGCGAAGATTGTCCCCAAGGCCGCGCGATCCGCCAGAAACAGGGCTATTACCCACCGACGATGACGGATTGCCAGGTCTTGGACGCCGACACAGCCGTTGAGAATCAGAAGTTAAGGCGCAAGCTGGCCGCGCCAACGCCCGTAAAGCCGCCACCGAAGGCCGCTTCTGTCGCCACACCCGTCGCCCCTCCGGCCGCAACCATTGTGCATGCGTCCCCAGAAAAGCCCGTGGCGGCTATCCCAGCGCAGGATCCCTCCAAGAATGATTTCACAAGCACCGGCCTGTTCACGACGGACGGCATGCCGGTCTGTGATTCTCCGGATCATCTGCGCGAGTTCCTGCTTGCGGCCGTCCAGCACGACGAACGCTGGATCAGGGAACTAAAGCAGGATTGCCCCTCGGTCATAGGCGGTGCCAAAGTGACGATCATTGAGGACCTGCCGAGCGAAAGCGACATCGCGCATGTCGTTCGGATCAGGGTTTTCGGGCTCAAAGCTGGTTCGGCAACGGGCTATACACTCAATATCGCCCTGACGAATTCGCCCCCGGCCGCGTCACGGTGACGCCGTGAGGTGCCACCCGCGTCGGTCAGCTCATTTGCGAGCCTAATCCGCGTCTTTAGCCATCTAAAATCTCCCTTTCCGCACCTTGACGGCAGGGTCACCAAGCCCGATTCCAATTATTTTCGCTATTAGCTAAAAATAATTCTTGACGGTCATTTCGCTATTAGCTAAGAACGGCTCACCAAACAACGGGAGCCGCCGCTCATGTCCACCACCAACCTCACCCCGATCACCAAGCAAAACCCCTTTGAGGCCGCGCGCCTCTCCTTGATTTCCGCGCTGCTGTCGCTCAAGGCGCCCTCTGCCTATCCCTCGTTCCCCTCGCCGGACGATCACGAAGGCATCGCCGCGCATCTGCGTGAAGCGGCGCAGATTTTCGACGGCTGGCTCGCCGCGGTCGGCGCCGAGGTCCGCGACAACGCGGTGACATCGGTTGATGTCCGCATGTTCGCCGGATCATTCGAGGCCGCGATCGAGGGCAACGAAACCTACGAGATCGAGAGCCAGGGCGAAGCCTTGCGCGAATACGCCAGCGAGCGCCGCAGCCAGCGCCGGGTGTCGTCATGGTGACCCCGACGCTTCAAGAGTTGCGCACCGAACTCGACGCCCGCGCGATTATGGCGCGGCTGATCATGGACGCGATGCGCCGCGGCGATCTCGAAGGCTGCGAACGCGCGCAGGCCGAGATGCGCCAGGCTTTTACGGCCAACGGGCGGAGGGCCGCGTGATGCTCGACCGCACCGACCACAACAAATTCGCCGACGAGCTCGCCCAGCGCTTCGTCGATCATCGCGTCCGCGAGCTCAAGGCCTTCGAGGCCCGCGCCTCAGGACCATCCATCACCCTTCCCTCCCGGCCAACGACCGCCGCCAAGGTCGCAACAGAAGGAACGTTTACGATGTCGCCAATGTCAGTTTTCCAGCCTGCCGCCAACAAGTCCGCGTTCCTCAAGATGGGGATCATGGGCAAGCAGGGCGCCGGCAAAACCAAAACCGCCGGCAAGGTCGCGATCGGCCTGGTGCAGCACCTGAAAAAGATGGGCATCACCTATGCCAGCAAGCCGGTCGCGTTTTTCGATACCGAAACCGGCTCAGACTTCCTGATTCCGGATTTCGAGGCCGCCGGCATTCCCTTCGTCGTCGCCAAGACCAAGACGCTCGCCGACCTGGTGAAGGCAATGGACGAAGCCGAGGTCAATTGCTCTGTGCTGATCATCGACAGCATCACGCACCCGTATCGCGAGATGATTGCGGCCTATTTGAAGAAGAAGAACCGCACCTTCCTGCAGATCGACGACTATCAATACCTCAAGGGCGATTACGGCTGGGCGATGTTCACCAACCGCTTCATCAACTCGAAGCTGCACATCATCATGTGCGGCCGGGCCGGCGACGATCTTGAGCAATATACCGACGAGCAGGGCAAGCGCCAGCTCGAAAAGGTCGGCGTCAAGATGAAGGGCGAGGCCGAAACCGGCTTCGAGCCGTCGCTGCTGATCGAAATGAAGCTGATGGAGCGCAACAACCGCGAACAGACCGGGCGCAAGCGCACCTTCGTCAACATGGCTACCGTCGTAAAAGATCGCTGGGACCAGATCAACGGCGACGAGATCGACAATCCGGATTTCGCGGACTTCCTGCCGCACATCAACCTGCTGGCAATCGGCGGAGAGCATCTTGGCGTGCGTTCCGACGGCGACAGCCAGTCCATCCTCAAAACCGAAAAGCGCGATTGGCAGCCGGTGCAGCGCAAGATCGTGCTGGGCGAACTGCAGGACCTGCTCGTCCAGCATGCCGGCGGCCAGGCGATCGCCGAAAAGCAGCGCCGCATCGCCCTGCTCAAAACCCACTTCGGCGGCTGCGGCTATGTCGAGATCGAGGAAACCATGCCGCTGGTCGACCTCCGCGCCGGCTTTGACAGCCTGCATCGCGAACTCGAAGGCCAGCCCTCAAAATATGCGTCCGCGATGGAGAAGGACATGAGGTCGAACGACCTCAACGACAGTCTGCCGGCCGAGCTCGCAGCACCCCGCGACAACACGCCGTCGCCGGAACTGCTGGCCTCGCGGCTGGTGGTCGAAGCAACCAAGCCGGTTGTTGATACCGAAACACTGGCGCCGGACGGCATCCCGGCCTTCCTCGATCGGCGCGAGCCTGTCGTGCCCTCGTTCGATGAATCCAAATGGCTCGCCGAACTGACCAAGGCGTTCGACGAGTGTCTGGATTTTGTCTCGTTCGGACAAAAACAGCAGGAGATCATGAACCCGGCGCGGCCGCAGGTCACGGCGCCGACCTGGGCGAAGGCGCTCAAGCTGGCAAAGCGATGCACCGCGCGGCTGTTCGACACGCAATCCGAGCCCGCGTTCGCGACCGCCGCCGAATAGCACTCTCAATCAGTTGCCGGATGTTGGGTGCTCGGCGGCAACCTGACTGACGGCGGGCGGCGGCGAGTTTTTAAGCATCCTCGTCGTCGCCACTTTTCCCCGACATATTTTCAAGAGGACACCATGGGTTTCCATCGTCAAATTCAACCCGCAGCGCACGATCGCAAAAGCCTGCATTTCGTCGTCGAACGGGAAATGGCGGATTTGCTCGCCACCGATATGTCCTGCGCAGCCGTGATGGCCGAGCAGGATCCGTTCGGCATCGACAATGACTGCACTAACCCGGCCGGGCATTATCCGATCCGCTCTCACGGCGAGATCGTCTGCCCGCATTGTTCCAAGGTGCTGTGGTCATGAAGCCCTTCCTGATCGACGGCCCGCTGCTGCTGGCGCCGGAGCGCCGCGCGCTGCTGATCGAACACATGGCCGCCGACCTGCTTGAAACCGGCGCCTTTGTCGATCGCTCCGAATCCGAAAGACAGTTGCACCGCGACGGCTATCCGTGTCTCGACGTGATGATCCTGGTCGATGACGCGCGCCAGGTCGCGATGCAGGACGTGGTGGCGCGGGAGATGTCGAGGTCATGATCGCCAAAGCCCCGATAACGCCAGCCTATTTCGAACAGATGCGCTGCCACGTCGATGAAGGCGGCCAGCTCAACCATCGCAACGGGCTTGATCTGTTGGCGGAAGTCGAGCGATTGCAAGACGCCCCCGTCGCCGTGCGCGAGTCGCTGGCGTTCTATGCCGACAAGAACAATTGGCAGTCGCCATCGAGCGGGTTTGTGCTCCAATACGACCCGGAGCCCTCGCCTATCAGCAAGGACCAAGGGCAACGCGCCAGCGCCGCGCTCGCATCCGTCTCAGGCGCCGGTACGCTGGAAGATACACGATCAGCCCTTCAATATCTGGCTGGGAATATTCAGTCCAAGGTCGTGCAGTTGAAGCACTACCGCGACAACAATTGTCAGACCGATCACGCAAAGACGATCGCCGAAGGAAGAATCCTGCAGGCCAGCCAGATTTTGCATTGGGTCGACACGTCCCTCGCCGCTCTGCCGCAGCAGCAGGAGATAGCAAAATCATGACCCATTCCGGCGGCAAGCCCCACAATGTCGGCGACAAGGGCCAGCGCTACGAAGTGCGCGCGACCGGCTATCCGAAACCCGAATTGAGCGTCATCGGCTGGAGCACGACGCTCGAAGGCGCCGAGAGCATGGCAGCGGCGATCCGCCAAGCGCCGGGCTGTCTGAGCACCGAGATATTCGACCGTCAGGACAACAGGCCGGTCATCACGCGGTATGCGGGGATCCTGCGATGACCTTCTCAGAGTTCAAGACTGGCCAGCCGGCACAGGCGATGTTCCGAAAACTCGGCTTGAGCGAATATCTCGATGCCGCGACGAGCTGGCGATCGCTGCGCATGTATATCGTCGCTTTCAACGATTGCGACGCCGGCAATTTCGTCAAGCTGGTCAAGCAGTGCGACGGTGTTTGCTCATCCGGCGAGCGCATCTTGCTCCACGCCATCTGCTACGCCTGCGACTTCGCGTGGCTTGCGGACAAGCTGCAAAAGAAAGGCACCGTCTGGCAGAATATGGACCGCGCCAGCGGTGATTGGGGCCGCTCGGTAGCCGCCTGCATCGAGGGTGTGGCGCTGTGATGTACTACGCCAACGGAACAATGTGCGCGCGCTGCCGCAAGCCGGTCGACCAGTTCAAGGACTGCCTGGGCGAGAGCTGCATTTACTCGCCAAGCGGTCGTGCCTTCACGCTGTGCGAGCAGTGTTGGGGCGATGAGGATTTGGAAATCAACGGCGCCGGAACGAACGATATCCCCGAGCGGCTGGATGAATATCGCGCCAACCTTCGCGCTGGGCCTCTCGGAGGTCACCGCCGATGACTCGCCCTTTCCCGCAGCGCCTGTTCCACCCCTCGCCTGTCGGCTCTTTGCTCAAGCGCGCGACCGCGCCGACCACGACAGCGCGACCCTGCGACCATGGAGACGCTGATTATCTCGCCCTTGTCCGGCAATGCCCGTGCCTGCACTGCGGAATGACCCCCTCGGAGCCCGCTCACCTGCGTCTTTCCAGTGCCGCGTATGGCAAGGCGAGCGGGCTCGGCAAGAAGCCGGAAGATAAATGGGTTTTGCCTCTGTGCAGTGCCGACCATCGTTTGGCGAAACATGCGCAGCATAACCGCAACGAGGCCGAGTTTTGGGCCTCGCTCGGCATCAACCCGCTATTGGCCGCGTCCCGGCTGTGGGACGCGCGCGGCGATATCGTGCGCATGATCTCGGTTGTGCATGTGATTATTTCGGAGCGGTCGAAACAGGTTTGAAGGTTTGATTCAGCGTGACAGTTGCGTTGGCGTCGCGTGCGGAGAAGTCAGGCAACAGCAGAGGACGCTTTACCATGAGATTGACG